GGAACATTACTACGAAGAAGATCTAGATGTCTATTTAGATAGTGAGTTAGGTAAAATACAACTAAATAAAAGAGGACAACCTCGTCGCCGCAAACCAAAAGAACCCCGTGTTTATTTTACTCAAGAAACAGAAGATTCTATTATCAAATATTTAGCTTCTGATGATCAAACTTTTAGAAATAAAATATATAGGGAAGAGATTGAATATGCTTTTTATAAATTAGCAGAAAATATTATTCATACCTTTAAATTCTATTACACTGACTCAGATACAATAGAAGATTTAAAACATGAAGTAGTTACATTTCTACTTGAAAAACTCCATCTATACAATCAAGATAAGGGTAAAGCATATTCTTATTTTGGTACTATTGCTAAGCGTTATCTTATAATATATAACGAAAAAAATTATAAGAAATTACAAAACCACACCGATATTGAGGAAATAGATGATGATAAAACAGTACTATACGAAACGCTTCGTGAAGCTGAAGAACAAGTAGATCCTAATACATTTATTGATCAATATGTCAGATATATTGATAAGCATCTATATAATATATTCTCCAAACCCCAGGATGCTAAAACAGCTGATGCTATTATTGAACTATTCCGTAAACGTGAATCATTAGAAATATTCAATAAAAAAGCATTATACATCTATATTCGCGAAATGACTGATGTATCTACACCTCAGATCACTAAAATCACTAAAAAATTAGATAAGTTACGTACTAAATTATATAATGAATATTATATTCATGGGTATATAAAGATTTAAGGATATTATATTTATTATCAAACGCGATTTATGGCTAATTTTGACGATATAAAGTTATTCGGTGAAACATCATTATCTGATATTTTTAAGCAAGCCCACAAACGTACCAAAGATACTGATAAACAGATTAATGAACTAATTGATGCTCTTAAACCTCTTGCATCATCTAACGCAGGTTCTGCAGTAATGTTGATGCCTACTGTTAAAGATTTAATTGATGTTAATGTAAAAAATAACGAACAATTAATCAAAATGGCAGGAATTGCTCAAAGAGCAGCTACTGCTAATGCAACTGGTAATGCAGATTCATTTTTTAATCCAGATGAAATACAACAATTATTAGAAGAACAACGTAATGTGCAAATTGAGGGGCAAAAACTATTAGAACAAACTGAGATTATCCAACATCAAATTGAAAACAAATGAGAGTAAGAGAAAATTTAAGTGGTATTGTATCATCTTCTAGCAATAAAAACCAATCACCTTCTCCTATTAGACCTAAAATAGGAAAAGTATATGGTGTTGTAATGAATGAAAATACTCCTTCAAAGGAATTATTTGAAAGAGCAGGAGGATGGGGTGGAATAGGATCTGTTTATTATTTAGATTACAATAATAATAAAGATGTTAATGTAGTAGAACAATCTCTTTTAAAAATAGCAAAACCATTTTTTTCTAATATCCAAGATTATCCTTTAAAAGGAGAACTAATATATATTATAGATGGCCCTTCTCCTATAAGCCAGATAGGAAATTCAGGACAAAAATATTATCTAGGAACAATTAACTTATGGAATAATAATCAGCAAAATGCTATTTCTGGTATTTCTCTAGGAAAAACATTTAGTGAAAATGCTGATATTAGACCTTTAATATCGTTTGAAGGAGATAGAATATATCAAGGAAGAAAAGGAAATGGTATTAGGTTTGGAAGTACAGTTAAATTAAGATCAGATATAAATGAATGGAGTAGTATAGGAAATGATGGGGATCCTATTACTATATTAGTTAATGGATATATAACTACTGATAAAAAATCCTTAAAACCTAATGTTGAAGAAATAAATAAAGAATTATCTTCAATTTACCTTACATCAACTCAAAAACTCCCTCTCAAACCAGGAGCTTTAATTAGAAATCCAATAACATCTGCTACTGCTGCAGGAGATTATATTGAACCACAGATTATTTTAAATAGCAATAGAATAGTTCTTAATTCTAAAAAAGATGATATAATATTATCTTCTAGTGGATTAATTGAATTAAATACTGATAGTATTGTTAATATAAATAGTGGGGGATATATTCATTTAAATATAGAGTCCACTAATAAAGATTCTAAAATATTATTAGGAACTCAACCTGGAGGAGAAGTTCCTGTTGAACCCTTATTATTAGGAAATAAAACTCATGATCTTTTATTAGATATATTATCGTCTCTATCTACATTAGCTTCTTATCTAACAACAGCTAATACCCCTACTTCAGATGGATCTGTTCCTATATCTGATATTAATAGTGCTGGTGATCAATTATTTGCTGATGTTCAAACATTAATGGATCGATTAAGTACAATTCAATCACAAAAAGTATTTACTGTATAATATGGCTGAATCAATATTACCTATAAAAACCCCTCCTCTTCCAATAAATACAGGAAACATATCTGGGTTAATTCCTAATAAGGATGCTTTAAATACATTATCTTCAATTCAACGCCCCCAAACATTTGGAGATCAAATAAAAGATCCAAATAATCAACAACTTACACCTTCTAATAATAGACCTAGATTAAGTAAATTATTAAAAGATAAAGTAGCTCTTATTAAAGAAGGAATACAATTAGAAATTAATCATATTACATATGTAAATATTACCCTTTTTAATAAAAAAACCCCTAAAAAACAGTTAGTAAATGGAGTAGTAAAAGAAATTGATGCTGAAATAACTGAAGAAGAATATCAAACTGCTCTTATTATAGAAAATGGAGGCACATTACCTAACGGCCAGATAGTCAAAGGAAACTACCCAGAGGCAAAAGAAAATTTACGAAAACGAAAAGAAGAAAATCAAAAAGCAATTGATGATTTTTTTAAAGATCCTTTTCAAAAACAAAAGAAAGAAAAAAAAGAAAGAAAAAAAAAGAGAAAAGAAAAAGTAAAAAAATCAAAAGAGGACAAGAGAAAAGCAAGAAGAGAAAGAACTAAAACTCTTCTAAAAAGTGCCAAAGCAGCAAAGGCTTTAGCTCCAGTTGCAATGGTGATGATTTCAAATAAAATAGCTGAAATTATTGCTCAAAGTGATAAAATAGGTAAATTAGTAAATGATACTAATGCTATAATAGAAGATGCTAATTTATCCAACAATCCTGAAAAACTCCAATCAGCTAAGTTATCCAGAGATAATGCTATTAGAATTATAGATGATAATATTAAAAAATTACAAGCAATTAATAATGATATTCAAAGAATATCATCTTACATTGGTATATTTTCTACGATTGTAAATACAATTACTGCAATTCCTATCCCAACTGCTGTTCCTCCTGGTATAGGTATACCTGTAAATTTAATTATGAGATTTTTCAAAATATTAGATAAAGCTAATAGAATAGTTTTACTTCTAAGTGCATATATACCCTCAATATTATCAACTTTACAAAAAGCAATTCAAATATTAAATGATTATAAATCCCAATTATTAAATATAAATGGAGAAATAGATAATGCTTCTACTTCTACAGAAACCCCTGAAGATTTTCTAACACCTCCTTCTGGAACAGATTTTCCTGAATATAAAGGATTTAAATTTGCTTTAAGAGAAGAAGATAATCCTGAATTTGTTGTTAGGGGTTATAAACGTAGATACGCTGTTGCTATCAATAAAGCCGGAGTTGAAGTTCTAAAAAGTGAATTTTCATTTACATTAGATCCTAATGATTTAATTGAACAATTAAAATTATTAATAGATCAACGTAACTTATCTGCTTCTTCTTCAAACTCTTTTGGATCAACAGGAACAGGAAATACAGGAAGAGTAGCAGGAAACACATCTCAATTCCAAATATCAACTCCTTCTTCTTCTAACATAAATGCGGCTAAAAAAGCAGCCCTTACACAACCACCCCAACCTGTAACTATTCAGGGCCCAACAAAAACTTTAACCGAAAAAATCCCTTTAAGTACTCAGAAAAAAACATATTTAAGAGGATTATCATTATCTCCTTTACCAAACATTGTGAAAGATGCTAATTTTATTCTTAGAGAAGATAAAAAATGGCAAGCAAAATTTAAAATATATAGAGAAAGTGTTAGCCGTGATATATTAAGACTTGAACCTTAAAATATTTATTCATATGAATGTTAAATTATTTAAAAAATTAATTAAAGAAGCCGTAGTTGAGGCTATCTATGAAGAATTACCTGATATTATTAATGAAGCTTTAGCTAAACAAAATAAGCAACCGCTTCATGAAAATAAATCATTTAATTTCACCAGTGCAGATATAGTACCATTATCCGGGGATGTACGTAACTCATTAATGGCTAAAATGGGAGCTGAATTTGGTTTTCAACAACCTCAACGTAATGATTTAAAAGTTATTGATGCTGTTGATCCTTCAACAGGTGAAAAAATTAACCCATACCTAGCTTTTATAAGCGACGCAGCAAATAATATGACTGCTCAAGAAAAATCAGGACTAAGAAATTTAGAATAACATGCCCATACCTTTAATAAAACGTATAAATTCTTTAGATTCTCAAAAGAACATTGCCATTGGGGTATCTTTACCTTTTAATGGTCCGGCTGGACCTTTTAATAGTACATATAGTACCAAAGATCAGGTTAAATCTAATTTACTTAATTTATTACTAACAATTCCCGGTGAGAGAATAATGAATCCTGAATTTGGATGTAGATTAAGAGAAGTATTGTTTGAAGGTATAAATAATGATATAGATAAATTAATTACAAATAATATAAATACTAGTATATTTACATATATTCCTGAAATAGAATCCACAGACATAATAATAAATCCGTCTACAGATGAAAATTTAATAACTATTATTCTTAGATATAAATTAACATTTTCTCAAGAAACGGATCAAATAACTTTACAATTCACATAAAATGGCTAATAATGTATCATATTTAAATAAAACTTTTAGCGAATTTAAAAATAACCTTATAAATTATGCTAAAACTTATTTTCCTAATGTCTATAACAACTTTTCAGATGCTAATCCTGGAGGATTATTCATAGATATGGCTGCTTATGTAGGTGATGTTACTTCATTTTATTTAGATAGTCAAACACAAGAAAACTTTTTAATACATGCTAAAGAAAAAGAAAATTTATTTGCTTTAGCTTATATGTTGGGGTATCATCCTAGAGTATCTTATGCTTCCAATACCATAATTGATATATACCAATTGATACCTTCTACACAAGATCCTTTTGGAAATTTAGTACCTGATTATAGCTATGCTTTAGTAGTTCCTGTTAATACTTCTATTACTTCTAACACAAATAATATTAATTTTTTAACAATAGAAGAGGTAGATTTTAGTGATACTACTAACATGGAAGTAACTACAGCTGATGATAATTATTTTTTACTTAAAAAACAATCAAAAGTTATTTCTGCTACTATAACATCAACAATATTACCTTTTTCTATTCCTCGAAAATTTTCTATTGCTAATATAACAGATACAAATATATTACAAATATTAGATGCAACAGATGAAGAAGGAAACAAATGGTATGAAGTACCGTACTTAGCTCAATCTTATATATTTGATAAAGTAACTAATCCCAACTACAATAGTGATAATGTTCCTTATCTATTACAATTAAAAAGAGTACCTCGTCGCTTTGTTTCTAGGTTTTTATCAGATAATACACTACAATTAGAATTTGGAGCAGGATTATCCCCCAATATTACTGATAATAATATTGTACCCAATCCCGATAATGTTCAATTAGGACTAATACCAGGTATCTCAAACTTATATAACAATTTTAATAAAGCTTCTATATTCCATACTCAAGAATATGGTTTAGCTCCAACAAGTGATATAACAGTTAG